CCCGGATACGTACCGGAAAGTTCAGTAGCAGAAAAAGCATCAAAAACTGTGGTTGTTGCAAAAATTTCATTATAGTTTGCACTTAGTAATACATTTGTAGAAGTACCTAAATTAGGTCCTTTTGCAGTTATCTTACCAGCATAATTCATTGGTGTAAGCCAACGATTAACTGTTTTTATTACAGGGGCTGCAGAAACAGTAACTGTTTCAGAATATAAATCGTTTTTTATACGGTTTGCCTCAGCAACAGTAGGTATCGCTGAAACTGCATAAAAATTACTATCTATTCTATATATTCTGTTAATATCATTTGCGAGCTGGTCTGATTTAAACATCCAGCCTTTTATGGTAAATTTAGTGTCACAGACTACTCTACTTGCTTTATTTGACTCTAAATCTACTGGATAAGTAAGCTTTAAATCGTTATTCCATAAAACTTCAGTTCTTATTTCTAATTCAGGTTGTTCATATCTAGACCAAGATATAATAAAATAAGGGTCGCAGTAAGGGACAAAATTGCTTAATATTTCATCCATATCGGTCTGGTAGCGTGTCATTATACTAACTGCCACGTCTATATTAATCGGTAATGGTTGAAGTGTGTTGGTACTTTTATCAACAAAAACAGTTTTATTGTAATAGTTTCCTTCAAGTTTATTAAATACTCTATCATTATCTCTACTAATACTTTCCATCCAAAACGATACTGCTGGTAAAGTTATATGCTGTGCTTTATTGACAATATCATGAAGTGTGCGTTGCTTAGGGGCGTAAACATAGCGGACCCCTACGTTACTCCTTACAACCCGGTTCTCATTATATCTTTTTACAATAGCCCCGTCGAACGCATGTAAAAACTGCGTTAATAAATCCTTTACTTCCCAGCTATAGGTAAGGGCCTGCACATATTTACTTACACTACACGCGCTAAGAAGTGTCCTGGCAAAATATCCTTATTTTGCACTATAGTTTTACCAGATAGACCATCTAAAATATATGTTACACTTTCATCTTCTTTAGTTCGAGTGCATCTACCAGCAGCTTGTATAAGAGTTACGAACATTTTCATCTTATACCAATCTGGATCTTTATCGAAAAGCATTTTTACGCGCTTATTTGCTAAAGAAGGATAGGGTAATTTAACTATAATTTGCCATTTTCCTAAATCTCCTTTAAGATCTAGACCCATAGTTAGTGATGGGCTCACTAAAACTGTATCATCAGTACGCAAAGTATGCTCTCTTATAATAGACTCGTTATTAGTACCTTCCTCTCTATACAGAAACCGTTTTGAACCCAAACGATTTTGCACAGCTTGAGTAATAGCAAACGAATGAGTGTGTATTATTCCTTTTTCGCCTTTATGGTTTTCGGCAATTTGCTCAATTAAATTAATAATTTTAGGTAAATTTGTATCTATGGTTTTATAATTTAACGGGTACTTGTTGTGACAGTAGATAGGGCTTTTCTTTGGATCAAAAGTTGAAGGAATCTCGATATATTTGTAATGAGGTATACCTAGATTTTTAGCAAAAATGTCTTTGTCGACAATAGTTGCGCTCATTAAAATAACTACGTCCGCAAAATTAAAGAGGCATGAACTTAATTTATCTATTTTAAACGGAGTTATAGAAACTTTTTCGGCGTCTTTCTCGACTATATACTGGGCATCATTCCAGTGGTTTATAGTGTGTGAAATGGCTTCAGCTAATTCTTTACGCTGTTGTTGTTTTATTAGTTCAATTTTGTTTTTTTCGAAACGGCTACGCTCATTAAAGCTGTCTATCGTGTCTTTAATTGCAGAAAAGCAATCTCCGAGCCAGCCCACAACTTTACTGCTATTTTCAGTAGTTAATTTCTCTACTTGTACACCCAAATAAGTGAGTTGCTTATAGCTAATTAAGACAGAATAGTTTTTTACTATCTCGTCTTCAAGTTCAGAACATTCGTCGCAAACAATAATTTCGCGGCGCTTTAAGTGGTCAGGTAAATTAAAGAAAGAAGCGTAGTTCAGCACTGAAAAACGACTAACTAAAGCGTCGTTTCTCGCTTCATAATAAGGACAGATATGATCGTTCCAGCATTTTCTTTTTAAATTTGCTGAAATTACACAAGGGGCTACGTCCGCGGTAAAACTTTCGTCAACTTCACATTGGTAATTAGACTTGCCTTTAAAAACTACGCTTTCCCCGAAAAGATTTTTATACTGATCTTGCAGAGCTTTGGTTGTAGTAAGTGCAAAAGCACCGTGGGATTTAAATCTACTAAACGCTCCGACAAAATCTTCACTATATGCCTGATAACCATGCACTAATCTACGATATTCCGAGTCAGTCTCAGTGGTTGTGTTAGCAAAAGTCTTACTAAAAAAAGATTTACCAGATCCGGTAGGGGCCTGTACAATAATATATTTTTCTCCAGAATTTATCGCTTCATAAATTTGCTGGAGACCGGAAACTTGGTGCTCTCTCGGAGTAAAATTATCCGGAAAGTAATTCAATACGGGTTTTTCTATCTTCATTTATGGGTGAGATAGAAGTATAGCGTATTTTTGAGTTTTTACAACGGTTTTATGTACAAAACGTTGTCGTAAAATTTGGAATTTTTTACTTTTGTAACGCTTTTTAAAGCGAGCAACAGAGAAAAGTCTTTTTCTGACAAAGACTCTAGAGTATAATTAAAAACTACGTTATTTTCTTGAGCTTCTACTGAAAAAGGATAAGGCACTTCAAAAGTTTCTCTCTTTTTTTCGTTTACCACAGTGAAAGACATGTAGTTACCAGAAAGTTTATAAATTAGCAGACGGCCTTTCTTGTAACTCTTGTGTTTAAATGCAAAAACTACTTCTTTTTGCAGCAAAGGTTTAATAAAACTGTCAATTTTTTCCGTCATTTGTTCATAAAGGTTTGTTTATCGCTTGGAGACATCTTTGCCAACACTTCATTAAAGTATTTCCAGAATTCATCTGATGGAGTGGTTTTAATTACACTTACCACTTCTACACTTTCAGAAGGAATAAGACGATACCCTTGCATGAATATATCCCATGTCATAATAAGTCCTTTTTCGCTCGGGTTAAATTTTAAGGTACCTGGTGCTTGATGCCAGTTTAAAGCTATTTTACCCTGGGGACTCATTAAAAGATTAGTATCGTTCGTAGCTAACATTCTACGAGTCAGATTTCCAGGTAGAGGTCTTCTTCTGTTGAACTTAAGCTCAACAGCATTGCTATTTAGTAGCTGTATAAGACCTCCTTGGGATAACTTCATTTATTAGCGGGCTCTGCAATACCGAATATTCTATCTTCGTTGAGAAAAACAATATGCTTTAAATTATTTATATTTGAAGCTTTTAGACCAAACGTACTCGGAAAAATAACGTGTTGACCAGGTTTAACTTTTGCAGCAGGACCGGCAAGAAGTACTTTTGCTACACGCCAGGCTTGATTGACTGCATTAATTGGTACCCAGATATCCCCTCTCTTCACCATAGTACCGTCTTCATTAATGTCTGCAAACTGACACATAAGAATATCGTCAAGAACAGCAGTCAATTCCCAGCCGGTCATGTTTAAGTCACTAGTAAGATAGTTTTCAATACGTACTAGTCCTTTAACTTTGTCCGCGTTAATATCTTCAGTTGTTTGATCGACAATCTTCTTGTCTTCTTTGCTAAGATGTTTGTATTTCTGTTTAAGAGCTTCGTTAGTCATGGTTTTTAGGTAAGTTTATTTTAAGATTGTTATCTTTTATATAGTTAATTATTTCTCTACTGGATATTTCCAGTGAATTTGCAATCTTTTGTATATGTTCGTAGTCTTTTCCTTCTAGCTCTTTTTTGTTCTTTTTTATATACGTTATTTTCTTAAATTTGCTTTTAGGAATAACCGTATCAAGTGCTACATACCAAGAGGTCTTATCATCTAAGACTCCCCAGTATCTATTGGTAGTTTCATTTATTAATGAGGTTATAGCTGTAGAGTGCATTGTACACCATCTTTGTACAAGAAACGGCTGAAAATCAGCTGCCTCATTAATATTTGACGTATCTATTTTGCTTTTATACAAAATAGAGTTTAAGTAATTAAACATTAAACAATTACTTTACTCGTAGCAACGAAAATGTTATCTACTGTAGTGTAATACAATTGATGAACTTTAAGTTGAAAAGATTCAGCTTGTTCTGGCGTAAGATTAGTACTATAAGCAAAAGCAGGTGCTTTTTTACCGGCGTTAATATTGACGCCTGTATGACCAATAGCTACATTATCCTTAGAATAGGTAATACTCACAGATGCTTTACCCTTAGTCTGTAATACACCGCCTTGATTATGTTCGGCATGTACAATTAAATCGTCTCCTTTCATTTCAATAGGCTTTTTAATGTATTCGTGCAGAATATTTGCAATTCCAGTATTAAAAAGTCTCTGAAAACATACAGCACCGAAAGGATCAAGGTTAGGAATCTCCCAGCAGAAATTTATCATACTCTCGCTGTAGATATAGTCCTTTTCTAGGGAGTCTTCTAGGTCAATTAGATTGAGTGTTACTTCTACAGGTGCTACGAACGAAACTATATTACCAATAGCAAGCGTTCTTTCCCGAAAGTACTTGTAAGCAAAGCGCTTGTGAATAAATGATC